GAAGATAAGCTCATCTTTGACTACAACCCATCTGATAGTGTATCGTGGCTGTATGAGCTCCCTGCTGAGGAGAGCACGCTGATAAAGTCTACCTACAAAGATAACCCCTTCTTACCTGATAGCATCAAGGCACAGATAGAGGATCTCAAGAGAACAGATGAGGCACTGTATCAGATATATGCTCTAGGTGAGAAGGCAACAAGCAAGAGTAACATCTACAGCAACTGGTCCTTTGTAGCTCATAGGCCTGCTAAGTTTGTCAAGTACGTGTATGGCTTAGACTTTGGTTACAACCACCCCACAGCTTTGATGAGGGTATACTACTGTGATAATGATATCTACATAGAGCCTGTGATATATGAGAGCTACCTCACCACTACTATGCTCATAGAGAAGTTAGGCACCCTAGGCATAGAACAGACCGTAACCATCTTAGCAGATTACTCAAGACCAGAAATCATCCAAGAGATGAACATAGCAGGGTATGATGTCCAGAACGCAAACAAGGTAGTTAAGAAAGGCATAGACAACCTTAAGACCTTTGGGGTAATATGCCAGGATGATAAGGCAGTAAAGAGAGAGTATGAGAATTACAAATGGAAAAAGATAGGGGACTTCATAACAGATGAGCCTGTTAAATTATTTGATGATGCCATGGATGCAATTAGATATGCCACTACTCACATAAGGCAGGAGTATTACACTGATGATAGTTACTATGCATTCTGATACGCTACATAAGATACAGGTGGTGCAGGCATACATCCATCACAAGACAGGCAAGCATGTTAGGATAGTATTCAATAGACCTGATAGGATGCAACAGCATATGGCCATGTTAGATCATGCCTACCTCATCGCTATGGGTGGCTTTAAAAACAATAATAGTAATGACACTAATATAGGTAAAGACAAGTAATGGCATTAGTAGCACAAGCAACCCCACAAGTAATAGTTCCTGCATACAACCCTGTTAAGTACATCTACAGCAGTAGCAATGTAAACCTGCAGGGCTTCAAGTTTATCTATGATATCTATCAGAGTGGTACGCTAAATAAGATAGCAGAGTACAGGGTGCTCCCAACTTATGCCACTGGCTTTGGTGAGATAGATCTATCGAAGCTGTTACAGGCTAAGGTAAGCTATGACCTGAACTTGAATAACACCTCAGTATACAACGCCACTAACAGCCACTACAAATATGATGTAAGGATAGGGGAGGAGTACTTGACTACCACTAGTTACACCTTTGCATTAACCCAATATCTAATAGCCCCTTATGTAGGAAGGGTACAGATAAACGTAGCTAACACATTTCTAGTAGGTGATCAAATCAATATAGTGCAAACAGGTGCAGGTGTAACCAACCCCAACTTAGAGGGGCTCTTCACTGTGCTAGTAGCTAACCCTGCTTACATAGTAGTGAACAGCTTATGGTCTCAGATAGTCAATGCCAATAAGGATGGAGATATAACATATGCAGATGGCCGTAAGACAGTAAACAGAAACCTAGCACAACAGCTTAACAAGTATGTATTCAACGGTGCTATCAATTGGGCTGAGTGGCCAAGCTATAACTACCAGGACTTCATGCTCAATGGCATCTTTGATAGGTTCCTGACTAACTACCCTGCAGGTAACAAGAATATGTACGCTACCCTATCGCAGGATATGTGGGTAAACTGCATAGCTAATGGATCACCAACGGCTCCAGATACAATGGTGTTTGCTAATGATGGTGGTAACATCTTTGAAAAGAACGTAACAGCTGCAGATCATGTGAGTGGTGTATCAGTAGGGCCTAATAACTTTGGGGTGCTTACTCTTATCTTTGGATCAGGTAACTTGATAGAGCCTACCACTGAGTACTATGACTTCCACTATGAACGTAATGGAGTGATGAGCTCAGCAAGGTACAGGGTAACACTAGATAGAAGGATACGCACCACCGAGTACAGCATCTTATTCTTAGATCGTATGGGCTCATGGAACAGCTTTGCCTTTAGCCTTAACAGCTATGAGAAAGGTAACGTAACACGTGAGCAGTTTAATCAGGATGTGCCTGGTTTTATCAATGGTAGTAATGAGTGGGACTATGCCCTCACTGAGAGAGGTATGACTAACACCTATGTAAGCACTGACACTACCATAGATCTAGCTACCAACTTCATGACTATGGACATGGCTAACTACTTTACTGAGCTCATCTCATCACCATTCACATATGTAAAGCAAAGCTCTTATGCAAATGACTGTGATGTGCCTGAGAGTGAGGAGTACATCAGCTGTAACATCATGACCTCAGACTACCAGGTATACAACCAACGCAACAAGAATTTAATTAAGCAGAACGTAACTATTAAGCTAGCTAATAACAATATCGTAAATGGTTAAGATACAACTAAGCACAGGCTTCCTAGATGTCAAAGAGGGTACAGCATTCCCTCTTAACTTCCAAGCAGGAGACATAAGAGATATAAGCCAAAGGAAGGGTAACTTCTCTAAGACCATAACGCTCACTGGTAGTAAGAATAATAACAACCTGCTTAACCACTACTATGATGTGAATATAGTGGAGGGCACCTTTAACATTAATGCTCTCACTACCTGTGCAGTTATTCAGGATGGCATACCAATAATGGAGGATTGCTCAATGCAATTAACAGGGGTAGTAAAGACTCAGCTCACAGATGGCTATGAAGAGCAGGTAACCTATGAGGTACTGATCAAAGATAGCAAAGCAGATTTCTTTACAGCCATTGCTAATAAGGAACTAACTGATATAGACTTCTCAGATCTTAACCACACCTATGATGCATTCAATGTGGTGGCTAGATTTCCTAACACTGTAGCTAATGGCTTCAAATACTTTCTGCCTGGATCAGGTGATGCTATCTATAACACTCAAGAGTTTAAGCCTGCCATCTTTGCTAAGACTTATCTAGATAGAATATTTGAGGATGCTGGCTTCACCTACAGCTGGCCTTCATTATCTTATGATAGATTTGATAAGCTCTTCATACCTTACAACGGAGGAACTGATAACTTTGATTATAATGATTACCTAGTAAAAGCAGAAAAGACAGTAGCCACTACTATCAATGGAGCTAATAACTGGGCAGGTTTTTCTAACATAGCTGCGATAGCTACCTCACAATCTGCAGCCACTAAGATTAACATAACAGCATGGACTGAACTAGAGGATATACAAAATATTTTTAACCCTCTTACAGGTGTATACACTACACCCTTTATCATAAGCTCAGCTAATGCTCAAAGCTATGACTACAGCGTTACTATGACCTACACTTTAAACTTAGTGAATAGCTCGGGAGGTGTTTTATATGGTAGCGCTCCAGGTGGTGTAGCAGCTAATGTATATTATAAACCTGCTATAGGGGTAAGTGCAGGCACTCAGCCTATTATATTTAGTAACCTATATACTAACACGTCACCGACTGCTACTTTGTTTGGGGTGCAAAATGCTGTTCAATGCCCTTTAACTATCCCTAATGGCACAACAACTATTTTAAGCCAAACAGTTCAAACTACTATTCCTCTTAGTTACAACCTACTTAACAACTTATCATCTGCTACTATAGGTGTAAATGTAAATCAGCAATATGCTACTATAGGTAACGCTGCATCTGTGAGAAGCTGGAGGAAAACTTCCCCATCAGGAGTAGCTCCTGCTTCAGGGCAAATTCAAATACAAGCTGTAATATCTAATATACTAATTACCATTGTACCTAGCAGTACTGTATATGCTATAGGTGGCACAATAGAAGTAAATGACTACGTACCTAAAAAGATAAAACAAAGTGATTTCATTAAGGGTATTTTTAATATGTATAATATCTACGCTCAGGTAGATAACACCCAACCTAACAAGTTAAACTTAATGCATAGGGATGCCTTCTATGATAGTGGTGCTGAGGTAGATTGGACTGCTAAGCTAGCCAAAGACCAGGAGCAGACCTTATCATTTTTACCTGAGATTACATCTAAGAAAATAATACTAACATACGCTGCAGATAAGGATAACCCTAACACTACTTACACCAACGCTACTAGCAATATCTATGGACAAGCTGAGGTAGTATTTGATAATGAGTATGTAAAGGAAGTAACTACTAAGGCTGTATTGTTTAGCCCTACCCCTGTTATCAAAACTGTATTTGGGGCTTATGTACCAATGCTAGCAGGTGCAGCACCTGAGACTAACATACGTATCCTATATGATAAGACTACAGCAGGGCAACCACTAGCAACTTGTGGGCAATTTTACATATATGACTATGGTAGTGTAGGTCAAATTAACTTAACTGACTATCCTTTAGTTGGCCATTTTGACGACCCATTAACCCCGACATTTGACATTAACTTTGCTATCTGTGATTTTTATTATTATCAACCTTTAAACCTAACAGAAAACAATCTTTACAATAGATATTGGAGGCGTACAATGGGGCAGATAAACAACGGCAAGATGTTGACTGCTATGTTTAATTTGAAAGAGCCTGATATCCAGGCCATGAAATTAAATGATAAGATTAGGATAGATAATTCATGGTGGAATATCAATAAGGTAATTGACTACGATGCCAATGCTAACAAGCTCACAAAGGTGGAGCTCATCAGTATTGATAGTGAGATTAACTTCACCCCCTTCATGGGACCTAGTGGACCTAACATACCAACCCCTCCTGCAGGGATAGGCCCTATACAAATGTTAGCAATGAGTAGCATAAACACTACTAGGATGACTACCTCTAATGTATTCTCTAATCAGGCTAATGCTATGGTTATGGGTAGGGGTAATGTAATAGTGGGTGGCACTAGATCAGTGGTAGTAGGAGATGACTATATCATCAGTGAAAATACTCTAGCAACTAATCACCTAGTGGTTAATAGTTTAAATGGAGTAGCTACAGGTACAGTGCCATTAATCTACATTGCTAACTTAACACAGGCAGGGATAACAGATCCTATAGTGCAGGTTAAAAATGATAGCCTAGGTGGTGTTACCTGGACTAGAACAGGAGTAGGTACATATGAGGGATACTTGGATGGCTTTGAGCCTTCATATATCTCTAGCACTAATGTGCCTACTATAATGATAAGTAACGTTAACTTTGACGGGGTGATCTCAGCACAATACTCCACAAGTTCAAATACAGTATCCGTAACAACTACACAAATAGGGGTAGGCTTTGTAGATGGATACTTAGACGGCACCACAATAGAAATTAAATACTACATATAAAATGAATGAAGTAGAAATACCCATAAAAGTCTCTGGCCTAGGTGCCATTAAAGCAGAACTAAAAGCACTCAAAGGTGAGATTGCTAATGCTACAGATCCTGCAGATATTGCTAGGTTATCTCAGGCAGCAGGTGAACTATCTGATAAGATAAAGGATGCTAATGAGTCAGTAGCTGTCTTTGCTACAGGCTCAAAATTTGAGCAGGTTAGTAATGGATTAGGTGGTATTAAGGACTCGTTAATGAGTCTAGACTTTGAAGAGGCAGCAAGTAAAGCTAAGACCTTCTCTACAGCTATGAAGGGAGTGGATCCAAAAATGATAACTGCAGGGATGGGAGCTTTAACTAAGACAGTAACAACCTTGGGTAGTACCTTTGTGAGATTAGGAATACAACTACTTGCAAATCCAATCTTTTTATTGGTAGCTGTTATCGTAGCTATTGTGGTAGCTATTGTTTTGGTAATGAAAAAATTTGGTGTACTTCAGGTAGTAATAGATGCCTTAATGCTTCCACTTAATTTACTTATCAAAGGATTTGAGATGCTTACCGATTGGATGGGACTTACTGATAATGCAGGTGAGGAGATGGGCAAAAATGAGCTAGAGAGAATAGATGAGCAAATAGCTGCCAATGAAAAGAAGTCTCAAATGTTAGGTGATGCTAACAAAAAAGAGATGGGAGATTATGATAGGAAAATTGCTTTGGCGAAAGCTGAGGGTAAGGATACCTATGAACTATCTAGGGCTAAGATAAGAGCTTCCATTGCTTATCAAACTGAGCAGATAAAGACTGCAATGCTTACGGTAAAACAAATGAAGCTAAATATAGCTGAACTTGCTACACTAAACATATCTGAAGAGGACAGGAAAAAACGTATAGATGAGTCTACTAAGGCAATGGATAATGCTAATAAAACTATCAATGATATGGGTGAGGCTAGGAGAAACAGCCTTAATGAATATAAGATACTTGAGATAGAGCAGCAGAAGAGAGATGCTGAAAAGCCAAAGGAAGAAAAGAAAGGGACAGCAGGAACTAAGAATACTTTAAAGGAACGGCTAGATGATATTAAAGCACACAATGCTGATAAAATAAAACTAGAGGATGAGAATATCAAAGGGCTATTAGCTTTAATGGAGAATGGTATTGATAAAGATATTGCAATTAGAAACCAGGCTTTTACTGACTACCAAAAAACGTTCATAGATGAGAGATTAAAGAAAGAGATAGAGGGATTAGATAAGCAATTCTTAGCAAAGAAATTAACTGAGGATCAGTATAACCAAAAGTTAGCTGAGCTAAGACTAACAGCTACCACTAAACTAAGTGCAGAGGAGCTTGCTATATTAGCCAATGCTGAGACTCTAAAGAATAAAGAAATAGAAGCTATCAAAACTACCTATGCTCAGAACTTAATTAATGGGGATGCTATGATAGCTGATGCTAAATTCGCTGCCATGGAGGAAGGCTTTGAGAAAGAACAGTTAGCACAAGCTGCACAATATGATAAACTAAGAGCAGATGCACTGGCTAACATCACCTTAACAGCTGAACAGAAAGCAGAACTAGTAGCTATTTATGATGAGCAGGAGAGAGCACAGAATGCAGCACAAGAAGCTGAAAGGGTAAAGGCTCAGCAGGATCTATTGCTATCTATGCAGGATGAGGTAACAAAACAAAAGGAAGCTGAGAACGCTCAGTATCTTTTAGATATAGAAACTGCCAACGGTAACTATGAGACCTTAGAAGCTCTAGCCAAAGCTCATGCAGATAGATTAGCTAACATAGATATAGAGGCTTCTAATGCTAAGGTAGCAGAGGCACAAAAAGAAAGGGATGCAAAGCTAGGATTTGCTAAAGATACAGTAGATGGACTTGCTAATTTAGGAGGCATGCTCATTAAGGACCAAAAGAAATTAGAGAAATTTAACAAGGCCAGTGCTCTTATTCAAATAGGTATAGATACTGCTAAGGCTATTAGTGCATTGGTGGCTGCTTCTAATGCTAACCCATTGAATGGTGTATCATTTGGTGCTGCAGGTATTGCACAATTTGCTAGTGGTATTATACAGATTGCTACCAATGTGATTAAGGCTAAACAGATACTATCATCTCCAGGTGCAACCCCATCAGCAGGTGGTGGAGGAGGTGATGCAGGTGGAGGAGGAGCTACCTCAACAGCAACAGCTTTACCACAGGCAGCTCAATTATTTGGTAGTGCTAACACAGGTGGCACCATGAGTGCAGGAGGTAGCTCTAGTGAGTCAGGCAATATGACTGTAACAGCTGTAGTATCTGAGACACAAGTAACATCCACCCAACAAAAAATAAACCGTATAAATAAATCAGCAGAACTATGAATTCCCTACAAGCCATAACAAACCACATCATTGCTTTTTACACAGCTCACAAACAAGTCTTTAAGGTAGGCAGTGACTTCAAAGAACAGCTATATAACTTTGCTACTCAGGATGAGAAGTACCCCCTGGTGTATATTGTACCCAGTGGTGTAATCCCTACAGAGAACACTACAGAGTTTAGCTTTGATATATTCTGCTATGATATCATACAAAAGGATAGAGCTAACATCATAACTATTCTAAGTGATACGCAACAGATCTTAAATGATTTGTACATCTATTACATGGATAGCACTGACTACAGCTTTGATGTGGTAGGAGTGCCTACCTTTACACCTTTGAATAACGATCTACTAGATTACGCTGCAGGATACCAGATGAGTATCACCTTAACAGTTAATGATTGGACTGATTGTGCTGTGCCGATTTAAACATTTCACTTTGATAATATAATATAGGTATGGCTAATGGATGGTGGGGCTCATGGAGGCCTAATCTACCTGCTCACACAGGTGACTTACAGGCAACAGATTTGATAGAGTGTACTTCCATTATAGGAGGGCTTCCTGTCAATACTGCTATTACAGGCACTCAAATAATTAACGCTGCTAGTGGTGGTAGTGCTGTATGGGGTGGTATTACAGGAACGCTATCTAGTCAAACAGATTTACAAACGGCATTAAATGCTAAACAAAATAACACTATACTTTTTAGCTCATCTGCTGTAACAACAGTAACAGGTACAACTAATGAAACTTTAATAGCTTCTGTGCCTATCCCTACCACAATAAATAATGCTATGCTTCGCTCATCTTTTACTGTAAGAGTAATTACATTAGGTGGTGGTGGGCCTAGGACTAGAATAAGAATAGGTACTTTTGCTTCTCCTACACTTGCACAATTAACAGCTTCTACTATTTTAGGAACTAATGCTATAGGATCTATAGGGATGGTATCTATGTATAGGACTATGCCTGTAATCGGAGGTGCTTCAGGAAGTATAAAAGCCTTTGCTACAGGAAGTAATGCCAATACTGACTATGGTCAATCGGCTGCCTTTGATGTAGTACCAAAAGATTTCACTACTCAGCAGTATTTATACTTTACAATTAACCTTAGTAGCCCAACAACAGTAGTCTCAAGCTATGGCTTACTAGTAGAAAACATACAATAATGGGTAGATACGCAAACACTGGAGAATTTAATGTGCTATATCCTACTAGGAGAAGGATGGCAAATATCCTTAAGAAAATAGTAGATGCTGAACTAGAAGATCCTGAAGGCACACTAGTAAGCTCAATAAGAATTAATGCTAAGGTTACAGGCTTTGAGAAGCTAGAGATACAGATAGTAGCAGCTTATTACTTTATCTTTTTAAATAATGGGGTGCCTGTAACTAGTAATGCATATGGCCCTAATGGTGGATCTATAGCACCTAGAGATTTTGTCTCTAAGTTTACTATTGCTTTGGGTAGTGCAGGTATTACTGCTGAAATATATACTCAGTATACTGCATGGTTAAATAAAAGATATCCTATACTAGAAGCTGTAGAAGTATTAGAAAAAAATAGAAAGCTAGTCTATACATTTGAGGCACTATTTGCACCTCCAGGATTTGTCCAGGGAACGCCCTTAGATGTCTAATTCTTTTTTCATACCCATCATATTGAATACGTAGGTAAGGGGTAGAGCTCCTATCTTATCAGACTTAGTTAGATCATTATTGCATAGGCCGTAGATCATTCGCTCCCAACTCCATTTGCTATCTTTCTTAGCATCCTCCTCATCTTTTAACTCATCAGGTGTGAGCTCTGCTTTCTCTTCTGGTGTTAACTCAGGTAACTCATCACCTTGAAATAAGTTTTGATATACCTTAACAAAATTCTCTCTAAACTTTAGAAACTCATTAATGATGCCATAAACATCTGTGATGGGAAGGTCTAAGAACTTATCAGCTCTGATAGTACAATCATACTCATAAGGCTCTAGCACCTCCTCACCCCATTCATTTAGTTTACTTTGCCTGTACAGTACACCACATATATTAGCAAGGTTTTTAATGTAGTTAGTGGTGAAATAATAATCTAGATCTATGTACTCATAGAGGCACAATTTATTAAAGGGCTTAGCCTTCATACCTAGAAGCTCTGACTTGTATTTATTAGATGGCTGTGATAGTGCCCACTTGCACTCATCTATGTAACCTTTGAGCTCATCTATATCCATATCCTCAATAGACTCAGGGGGCTCATCTGTGATGATGGAAAGTATCTCACTATTATAGTGGTAGGCACCCTGCTCTTTGTCTATCTCAGCAATCTCCATGAACTGCTCAAGAGTTACCTCACTCCACTGCTTCGGTAGGTACATTCTCTACTTGGTTTTTTACCTTGTTAGCCACAAACATAATATAAGGGATGCATAACTCAGCTTTCAATTTTCTGATTAGCTTAGACTTTAACTTAAGGTGAGCTTCTGCATAGTGCTCTGCATTAGTTAAGTGATCTGCTTTAAACATCACTGCCATCATATCTGATATGTACCCCTTCTGTTTGTGGATGGCAATCTTTTCTATTAGCTTAGTTTCACGTACTGTTAGCTTAAGCTCTGCAGTATATGTAAAGCCATCCAATTCTAAAATAGTTACAGCTTCCTGATTTTGCATAGGATCCTGAGCAGAATTAAACTCTTTAACAATATCAATAAATTCTGCTATATCAAAGTCAAAGAACTCCTTTTCAGGGATTCCTAGATACTCAAAGATTTGCAGATGCCTATCCACAGGATCTATCTCTTTATTGTTATTAATATCTGTAATTGCTTCGAACTGCTCAATAGTTAGCTCTTCAATTTTGTTGGGGATCTCCCTTCCTAAAATAGTTACCATAGTTAATTTTTTTTACAAATATATGAATTATTATAATATAGGTATGGCAAAAGATAACTTACCTGTTTACAAGATTACTATAGATCCTGAATACTCTGAAAATGGGGAGGACTTAGGTATAGAACAAATTGCTTTTACATCCACTCCTGCTATCAAAGTAATGGGTATGGCTTTCAATAGCCAGGTTAAGCCTATGATATTTACAGATGATCTTAAGTATCGCATAGTAGCACCTGCTCTTATCCCTATGGAGATCTATAGGAAGGATGATGAGGATGGTAAAGAGTACTATGTTAAGTTTTCAATTGAGGAGATAGAGAAAATTCATGCAAAGTTTATGCGTGATATGAGTAACAAGGATCTCTTTAACCTAGAGCATGATACTGATAAGACTGTACCTGCTTATGTATTGGAAGCATGGATAGTAGATACTCCTAAAGAGGATAAAGCCTATTCTAGTTTTGGGATAGAGGTACCTGAAGGCACTCTAATGGTTACAGCTCAGGTAACAGATAAAGAATACTATGCACAACTGGTAGCAGATGGGCAGGTAGGTTTCAGCATAGAGGGATATCTAGGTATGAAGCTCAAAGAACAGCAACAACTTAAACTAAATAATATGAATAAATTACCTGATGGTGAACACTTAATTGACGGCAAAATATACGTTGTTGTTGATGGTGAGATCACTGAAATTAGAGAAAAAGAAGAGGAAGTAGTAGTAGAAGAGGAAGCAATGACTGATACAGTAGTAGAAGAGGAGGAAGTAGTAGAAGAGGAAACTATGGCTGTAGATCCTGCTATGGATGCTGAGGCAATACTAGAGATAGTACGACCATTAATTACTGAGCAAGTAGATGCACTTGTGGCTATGATAGCTGATTTGAAAAATCAATTAGAAGAGTCTTTAGTTACTGAAACAGAAGAGGAGACAATGGAGGAGGCTGTAAAGATGAGCGTACAGCAAAAATTAAGTAAATTCAATAAATTTAACAACCAATAAAAACAAACAAACACAATGAGAAAACTAAGATTTGATTTAAACATTGATGCTTCTGCATTATTAGCACCAAACGCTGATGCGTTCTACGCACAGGCTTACCTTTCAGGTAGTGAAATTCCTGATAACTTCCGTACTTTACCTGGTATTAAGTACAAAACTAAAATTGGTACAGTTACTTTTGGTTCTGGCTTACTAGCTACTAGCCCTTGTAACTTCCCTAACCTTAACACTGATGACTTAAGCTCTCATGAAGTAGACGTATGTGCTCTTTCTGCTATGGCTCAGGTTTGTCAATTTGACTTAGAGCAGTCTTTTGTATCTTTACAAATGGCAGCAGGATCTAATGGTGATTTCACTGTAGCTTCTTTCTTTAGCTTCTACTGGTCTGAAATGGCTAACGCTATTGCAGGTCAAATTGAGTCTTTAAGATGGCAAGGTGATACCTTATCTGTAAACCCACAGCTTGCTTTGTGTGATGGTTATGAGAAAGGATTAGCTGCTTCAGTTTTGGCAGGTGATGTTATCAATGGTGGTACAGGTGCAATCACTACATTTACAGGTGTAGCTGGATTAGGTGCAAAATTAGCAGCTGCTTTCGCTTTGGTTCCTGCAGCTATTGCTTCTAGAACTGCTGACTTGCGTATCTACATGCCTACTCAATTAGTTAATATCTACCGTTTAGGTGTAGCTTCAGGTAACACTAATGCTTATATCACTCAGGATCTAGCTTTGACTTACTTAGGTATCAAAATAGTACTTTGTCCAGGGATGTCTAATGATACTTTTGTAATCACTTTGAAAGACAACCTTATCTATGCATTTGATGGTGAAGGTGACTCTTCTGATTTACGTGCTGTAAACTTAGCAGATACTGTTGCTGAGCCAGTTATCAGAACACGTGCTAACATGAAAGTAGGTTTCAGCTTTGTTAACCCTACAGATATCGTTTACTACGCTTAATATTAACTCATAGAGGGGGGCAACCCCCTTTATATAAAACATATAAATCATGCCAACATGTCAAGCCCTCGAGGCCATTTTAAAAAGTTGCGATAATAACAGTGGGGGTATCTATGGAATATGGATTAACCAACAGGATGAAATCGCTTCTATTACACCTGTAGACCCTTCTTTGGGTGCAGGCTGGGAAATTACTGCTATCACTTTAGCAGGTACTGTATTGTTTGAGAACTATTACATCCGTAGAAACACCTCTAGCTTTACAGAAGAGGCTGCTATAGATTTAGTTAATGGATCATCTTTTATTACTCAGACTATTGCTTTAATGTTTCACAGACGTGAAGCTGATAAGTCTAGAGCTATCAAAATTTTGGGATCAGGTCAACAGTATCTTACTGCAGTAGTATTAGATGCTAATGGTAAGTATTGGTACTTCCCTTACTTGCAAGTTTCTGCAGTAGCTGAAGGATCAGGAACTGCTAGAGCAGATGGTTCTAAATATGCTGTAACTTTGGTAGCTGAAAATGAGTACTTAGCTTATGAAGTAGATATGACTCCTACTGCTTTAGCTCTTATCGGAATATCTTAATAGACTTAACACGCTTAAAACTAGCCCTGCATATTGTGGGGCTTTTTTATTTCTAAACATTTTGAAGTAAACATATAATATAGGTATGATATACATTGAACAGGGAGTGATTAACCAGGTGGTGCTAACCTTAACAGAGGTTACTACTGTATCTACCCCTCACTATCTATTTGCTTTCACTAATGAAATGAATACTACTAGTGTACCTCAGCTATTTACTACTGCAGATACTAGCTTATGGCCTGAACGGTACAATCTTTTTGTACTTAATGAGCCTATAGATATTACTTTATTACAAGGGCAGTTTATATATCAGATTTATGAGAGCTCAGTACCCTATGTACTACCTTTAACTATTGCTCAATCAACAGGTGTAGTAATAGAAGAGGGTAGAATGGTGGTAAGTGGGCCAGTAGGCACCTCAATATACGATTAACTATGGCATGGTATAATAACTTTTTTAAGAAAGATAGCACATCTCCTGAAATGGTGGAGGGGTACCAATCTTTCAGCACTCCTTTCTTACCTGTAGGTAGAGGTGATTTATCACTGCCCTATGTTAATGGTAGATATGCCACTAATATGTGGGTGAGATTTGGTAATGATAACCTATATCCTCAGCTCCTTAACCAGATGTATTTTTCTAGTCCTTTACATGGTGCCATAGTAGATTATAAAACTAATGCAGTGATAGGTGGTGGCTTTGCTTTGGCAACTGACAAACTTACTACCCCTGAGAAGCTAGAGCTATATATGTTTGAAAGAAAAACAAAATTAAAGCATATAGTTAAAGCTGTTACTAGACAATTAATTGTACACAATAGAATTTATTTTAAACTTTGTTTTGATAGCACAAAGAAATTAGTTAAGATAGAAAATATATCACCTGAGAAAGTAAGGATATCTAGGTATAAAGATATGTACTATATCTGTGAGGACTGGAGTACAAACATAGAGATAAAAGAAATCAAACCTTATCACGTAGCATGCTCTGATTATGAGCAGTTATATTGCTATGAGATTAAATCACTAGGGCAGGATTACTACTCACTACCACAATACACCTCAGCTTTAAACTTTGCTTTCCTTAGTGGTGAGCTTAGCTACTTTGCTAAATCTAATATACAAAATTCTATTTTTCCATCCTTTGCTATGATGTTTCCTAAGAGGCCACAATCAGAAGAGGAGAAGCACATGATTAAGGAAACTATTGATCGTATGAAAGGGGCTGCTAATGCTGGTAAAGCTGTTGCATTTTTTGCTAACTCACAGGATCAGCTACCTAAGATAGAAAGCCTACCTACAAATGGCAATGATAGTTTATTTCAGGAAGCCTCACAGCTTAACACTGAGCAGATTTGTTTTGCTCACACTATAGATCCTATCTTAATGGGTGTACGTACCACAGGAAGCCTTGGAGGTGGTGCAGATATTAAGCAGGCTTATGTGATATTTGAAAAGAACGTAGTAATGGAGCTAAGAGGATGTGTGATGGCTATCTTTAATGAGCTATTAACTATCGCTAAGATCCCTGCAGAATTTACTATCAATAACTTCCAGATCATTAATGAGAATATAGTAGAGCTTGAGGGTGATACATCCAAAACTAATGATGCACTTAACAGCCTAAGCCCATTGGTAGCTACTAAAGTACTAGAGACTATGACTATAAATGAGGTGAGAGCTTTGGCTTCCCTTCCTCCTATAGAAGGTGGTGATATGACTCAGAGTGCAGCAGCTGCTATAGTAGTAACCGAAACAACAACCCCTGTATAATGCTATATTTCATCACAGAAACTTATTTAAAGGTTAATACACCCATCACTGCTAATGTGGATGTAACAGATGTTACTCCATATATAGCTACTCAGGCAGCACTAAGAGTACAGCCTATTTTGGGAACTACTTTTTACAATCATATGTTAACGGCTTACAATGCTCAGACGCTTACACCTGATGAGATAGATCTAGTTGAGTTTATACAGCCTGTGATAGCTTGGAGAAGTGCTGAGGATGCTGTCTTTGGCTTAACCTACCAACTTAAAAACAAAGGACTACAAACACAATCAGGTGATTACTCTGCATCTGTATCACGTGCTGAGGTAGCTTTTGGTATGGAGCACTATGCACAGAAGGCTAGCTTCTTTGAGCAGAGATTAATCAGATGGCTATTAGCTAATAAAAATCTATTCCCTATATTCATCTCTACCACTAATCAGGATACAGATCTACGGCCTATGTTTAATAACTGCAGCTGCATCACCCAATGGCAAACTGTATGTACTGGTATGTGTGGTAACCTTAGAGAAAACGGCTATAACAACAGCATACTAATACTATGAGAATGCAGTTAGCCATCTTATTATCAACCATTAAACAATCTTTTACACAATTACTTACAGTGATAGGAGCTTTCTTTTTACCTATATCAGGGATCTTATTTTTAATTGGTTTCGCTATTGTGGTGGATACCATAACAGGGATATGGAAGGCTAAGAAATTAAAGATAGCTATTACATCACGCAAGCTATCCACTATCATATCCAAAATGATGCTTTATGAGGTGGCCGTTATTGGTTTCTATCTGATAGACTTTTGGATCCTTAATGATATTATTTTAAAGTTTTTTTCTGTGCCTTTGATGCTAACAAAAATACTTAGCCTTATCCTGGTGAGCATAGAAGTGATGAGCATAAATGAAAACTACAAAGCAGTAAAAGGTATAGATATTTGGCAGGGTATGAAAAACTTATTTGCCAGGGCTAAAGAAATTAAAACAGATCTAAATGGACTTAGACATAACGAAGATAATTCAACACCGATTATCTAAAGATCAATACGTAGATGAGCTTACAGACAAGAAACAGATCTATTTGCATCATACTGCAGGTGGACCAGATGCACTATCTGTAGCTAAATTCTTTAATCAGCAAGTAGGAAGGGTAGCAACTGCTTTTATCATTGGTTCCAAGGGCACAATAGTACAGTGCTTCAGCTCTAAAAATTGGGCTTATCACCTAGGACTTAAGCAGGAGGTATTTAGTGAAGCAGGAGTAACTTATAGGAGCCTTGATAGAATGTCTATAGGCATAGAGATCTGTAACTATGGACCATTAACTAAAAAGAATGGATATTACTACAATTATGTAGGTGGCAAAGTAGATTATACTCAGCTAACTATCTTAGACAAACCATACAAAGGGCACATCTATTGGCAAATGTACACAGATGCACAAATAGAGTCTACTCGGCAGCTTCTAGTGTACCTTTGTGATCAGTATAACATCCCTAGAGATTACTTTGCTAGCATATTTGATATTGACAAACGTGCTTTGAGGGGTGAGCCAGGTATATTTACACACAATTCAGTGAGACATGATAAGAGTGACATCTACCCATGCCCACGTATGATAGCAATGCTAGAGAATTTATGAGATACATCCTACCAATTATAGCACTATGCCTATTAGGCTCCTGCTCTGATGCTAAGAAAGCACAGTACCACTACAAGAAAGCTGTTAAGTTTGGCTTAGAGCTTGTGCCGGATAGCGACACTATCAGAATAATATCAGTGGACAGCGTACCAGTGGTGGTAAATGATACTATCATATGGGAGAAGGTGATCAGAACTAAAGATACTATTATCAATTTTAAGAATATCTATGTGCCTAAGACTAAATGGCAAACAAGAATTGAGTACAGGTACAAAACTCAGCTTGTAAAACAGGATGTACTCAAGTATAAGTACATATATAAAGCAGAAAAAAAGCAAAAGGCAAAAACTAATTGGCTGCTCTTTATAATAGGATTTGGCTGTGGGATAGCTCTATTTTTTATCCTAAGACTGCTAGACAAATTATACAACCCCTTTAAATAACTTTATGATTAGACATGGTAAGAATGTTCACGAACTTGTATTATCTGGTAGTGAGGTAAAAGTAGCTATTCTTAGTGATTTGCATTGGGATAACCCACACACTGATAGAGAGCTAATCAAAAGGCACCTGGACTACTGCCTAAAAGAGGAGATACCTGTGATGATTAATGGTGATATGTTCTGCTTAATGCAAGGGAGGGGAGATAATAGACGTAACAAGTCAGACATCAGACCTGAGCACAATAATGCAAGGTATTTAGATAGTATAGTAGAGACAGCTGTAGAGTGGTTTCTACCATACGCTCACATCATTAAGCTAATAGGATACGGTAACCATGAGACTGCTATAATCAAATTTCAAGAGACTGACATCCTGCAGCGATTTGTAGATATCCTAAACTTTAAGGCAGGATCTAATGTGCAAGTAGGAGGTTATGGTGGATGGATAATAATAAAGCAAACACCAGACAGCTCTACCTCATCTTTTAGCACTAAGATTAAATACTTTCATGGATCAGGTGGTGGTGGTATAGTTACCAAAGGTGCTATCAATTTAACCAGGGCATTAGAACTTTATGAAGGCTTTGATGTATTTGTGATGGGCCATATCCATGAAAATTCATGCAGAAATGATGTAAGAGACACAGTAGAAAGCCATCCACAAAAAGGCTACACACTTAAGCAGAAGCAATTACACCTCATGCTCACAGGTACCTACAAAGAGGAGTATGGTGATGGATCTCATGGATGGCATGTAGAGAGAGGTGCACCCATTAAGCCATTAGGTGGAAGGATACTTACTATTAAATGTGTAAGAGGAACTACAGGAGAAAGAAAAACTACCAAGTATATAGATAGTATCAAATTTAATATGTAATTTTGCACTAGGTTAATACGCCCAATGTGTTACCTAAGCCCTCTGCACCTTTGGTTAGTTTAGCAGGGGGTTTTTTTTGTCCTAATTCTACAAAGATTTGTGACACAATTTAACGGTAAAAGCTAACCACTACCGTAGATTTGTAATGTTGGTTATAACTAACATAGTAGCTAGAATGGTGGCATAATGTAATATATAACTAACATATTAACCACTTTTTGTCAAGTATATTTAAGGTTATCACCTTACTTCTCATGTATAATTTAAGGCTATTCCTTTACATTCCTTATTTAGAATGATTATAAATTACACTAAAGTTGTAAACAATTCATTGTAAGTACGTATATTTGCAACACTAATTAAAACTAACCAATATGAATGATCAAAAACAAACAGCTGTTGAGTACCTACTCCAGCAAATTAACACAAACAAAGCTTTTACTGACAAGCAATGGGAAAGTATCTGTGATGTAGCTCTAGCTATGGAGAGATCACAGTTAATATCTGCAGAAATTAAAGCAATTGATAACATTTACAAAATTCAAAAGAAATGAGAAAGAAACTAACCGACCTTGTGTATTACTTTACACCCCTTACAGATGAGCATAGAGACATTTTAAGCACTGCTATGGTGTTTATATTGTTTTGGGTGAGTGTTTATACCTTAGCTTACATTACTAACCTTTAAAACGCTTTAAAATGGACTTAAGAGATTTAGAAGTACAGAAGTACACAGCATCTATTTGGTATGAGGTAGATCATATTGAGTTTATACTTGATTTTGAGTGGAATTTTGTATCCTATGATATGGAAACAGGGGAGTGTGTAGTGGATGTATCCCTGGAGAAAGGTGAACAGTGGATAAATAGTGTATGCCATCCCTTCACTCCTAACAAAGATGAGCTGAAAGAAATAATAACAGCTATTGAGGATTATATCCTAGAGGATCCTGAGAGATTTAATGTATTAGAATGGGAGGAAAATAACAGAGATTTTTATAACGAACTAAACAACGATAGCAATGACTACTGAAACTACACCTACACCTACGCACTTTAGCCTACAGACTAAGATGGATTGGTGGAAAAATAAAAAGAGTGAGGGTGATAAAGGTGGCAGCTTTAACCTACAGCTTTACCTAGACTACCTCAGCACATTAGATAATCAAATAAAAAAAGACAAATGATGACAGCACTACAGGCAGTATTCTCTGATCTAGAGGAACTGCACCCCAACTTATTCAATGTGTACACCACAGAAGGCAAAGAGTTTATTAATCACTTTCATAAGTATCTAGCAATAGAGAAGGAGCAGATAATTAAGGCTTATGAAACTGCAATGGAAACAGATATATATAATGAGCCATTAAAGATTGGTAAAGATTACTATAACGAAACCTTTAAGCCTGAGAGCAATGAACCAGTATAGGATGATGAGAGTAATAAAGCTAATACAGTTTTTACAGGTAAAGCCTAGACCTGTACACTCAATGGCTAGATACTTAGGGATTAGCACTAGATCAGTTTACAGATACTTAAAGATGTATGAGAAGATTGGCTATGATGTGCAAAGGGATGATAACTACAAATACTACATAAATGAAACGCTTTAAAGTAACCTATAACTATTTTGATGGTGGTAAAAAAAGGATAGCTGTCAGGATATTAGAAGCCCTGGATAGAGACCATGCAATAATGCAAATGGCTATGTGGCCAAAACTAATACTAAAAGTAGAACAGTATGAAAAAATATAGAGTATGGATAGAGGATAGCATGGAGCCTGAAGGTGGCTTTTGGTGGGAGTGCTTCCTAGGTAAAGATGGTAAGCTGCATGATTACATCTACACAGATGAGCAAGCAGATACACCACAGTGGTATATTGATAATGGCTATAAAGTAGAAGAGCTATGACAGCAGAAGTAATTAGAAGATACCCATTTGAAAGCACTGCTCTAATAGCTAAGGATCTAGGAATAAGCAGAAGCAAGGTGTATAATATAGCCTATAGATATAAGCTGCTAAAGGATCCAATTTATCTTAAGACTGCAGCAAGTGGTAGATACAAAGAGGGTATGAGAAGTGGTGAGGCCTTCCAATTTAAGCCAGGGCATGAGCCTCATAACAAAGGTAAAAAAATGCCTGCAGAAACTTATGAAAAGGTTAAAAAGGCAATGTTTAAACAAGGGCACAAGCCACATAACACAAAGCCTGTAGGAACCATACACGTAAGAGCTGATAAAACAGGTAGATTTTACCAATATGTAAAGATTAAAGATAGCCACTGGGAACTATTACAACGGCATGTGTGGACTCAGGCAAATGGTGAGATACCAAAAGGATGTGTAGTAATTTTTTTAGATGGGAACTACCTGAATTGTGAGCTAAGCAATTTACAAGTAATAAGCAGAAAGGAAAATATGGCTCGAAATACAATACAAAGATATCCTGCTGAGCTACAGGAGATAATGAAACTAACATGTAAACTAAAACGTAAAACAAATGGCAAACAACAAACTAAGTGATCTAAGAGATCACATCTTTATGGCACTTGAAAGATTAGCTGATGAGGATATGAGTAATGAGAAAGTACAGCAGGAAGTAGAAAAAGCTAAAGCAATAGCTCAGTTATCATCTACCATCATAGCCAGTGCAAAGGTGGAGATAGACTATATCAATGCAGTAGGATTAATAGACAGTCAAAGTGAGCTGTTTAAATCAGTAAACCCTAAACTAATATCATGACCAGATTAGAAGAGGTGCAATACATCATTGATAAATTTGACCTAAAAGAAAAAAGCAGGTATATGCCGGTGCTATATCGCAGATACTATCTGTATCATGTACTCCAAAAGGATGGCATGACCTTATCACAAATTGGTAGACTGTTTAATCAGAGCCATGCAACAGTTATAAATGGTATGACTAAGCACAATATATACTCAAAGCAAAAGGATCCTGCTTACATGCTGCACACAAAAGAACTAAGGGAGCAGTTTGTGCTCCCACAGTACTACAAGCCATTAAAACAAAGGATATTAGAGATATATACTATTGAGAAATTAGAGAAACTTAAAGAGCAAATCAGATGCAATTATTACTAATTAATGACGCTGTGTCACATTCTCTTATTAACAGCTGCTGGAATAATTTTATTTTTTCAAAAGATTTTTTTTATTTTATTTTGCGTCATTTGCGTCATTTTGTGCTAAGAGTTAAGCTAGGCTTAGTTATTAGCTATGACAAGTGCTTAAAATTTGCGTCATTTTGCGTCATAGACTTGTCATGTGAAAATAATGATTACATTTACAGCCCAACTAACTAACTATGAATATATCTGTATTTAAAAGCCTGTTCAATTCTAAAGAAACTCCCTACACTCAGGATGTGGTGGATGTTTACAATAGGATAAAGGAAGGCTACCCCGAGCTTATTGATAAGATAACTGCTCTTAGAGCTATGGAGGAGGATGATCCTGCATACAGCAGCCTAAAAAACAGCCTTAGAGCTATCATGTTTAATGGCACCTTTAATGAACGTAATGATAATGGCCTAATAGAGCACTCAGGGCTTTGTATATTAGATTTTGATGATTACCCTAGCAGTAAGGTTATGAAAGCTGAGAAGGCTAGACTAATGGAGTGCCCTAATGTGTTTATGATATTCATATCACCATCCGGTAAAGGGCTAAAATGCGTGATTAAGATACCACCATCTGATAAATTTACACATAAGAGAAGGTTTAAAGCCTTTCAGGAGTTTATTGATAGTGATTACTTTGATGCATCTAGCTGTAATGTTAGCAGAGTGTGCTTTGAGTCTTATGATCCTACTGCCTATATCAATTTAGATGCTGAGGTATTTAATCTTATAGAAGAGGAGAAAGGACATAGCTCATTTGAAAGGGTGCCAGTGCTACCCATGACTAATGAAGCTAATATCATTGAGAATATAATGAAGTTTAACCATGGAGATATATCAGGTGGGAGAAATAATTGGGTATTTAAAGTAGCTAACTGTTTTTGTGAGTATGGCATTAGTGAGAATACTGCTAAATTTTACCTTCACCAATATAGTGCTAAGGACTTTACTCAGGGAGAAATTAATACCTGTGTAGGATCTGCTTATAAGAACCCTAATAAAGGCACTAAGTATTTTGAGGATAAAGAAACTATCTTAAAGGTAAGGTCAAAACTAAAAGAGGGTATCTCCCCTGGTGATATCTCTAAGCAATTAGATATTAAGCCTGATGTGGTAGAGGATGTTAAAAAGGATGTAGCTAATAGTGAGGATGTATTCTGGTCCATTAGTGATAAGAAAGTAGTTAGTGTAGATCCTATGAGGTATAGAGATTTTCTGTACAAATACGGCTTTAACAAATACTATCCTGAACGCTCAGAGAAACCCACCTTTGTGAGGGTAATAGAAAATAAAGTTAATCTATCCTCAGTGGACCAGGTTAAAGATTTTGTCTTAGCCTACCTAATGAAGCAGAAGCAGGTGGATGTATGGAACTACTGTAGTAAAAGTCCCTACCTATTTACAGATGGTCACTTATCTATGCTAGAGCCTATTGGTTTAATGATGCTGCAGGATACTAAGGATGTGAGCTTTATACCTTATCGTAATGGAGTGGTTAAGATTACTAAGAATAAGATAGATATTGTACCCTACATTGATATAGATGGCTACATATGGGATAGACAAATTATTGATAGGGATTACAAGCCAACTAAGAGCATAGAAAATGACTTTAAGAGCTTTGTATCCAAAGTATCTGCAGATGATGAGCAGAGGGTGAATGCCTTAGAGACTACCCTAGGATATTTACTCCACACCTACAAAGATAAAACAGATCAGAAAGCAATAATTTTTAATGATCAGGAAATAGATGATAACCCTAATGGAGGGAGTGGTAAAAGTTTAGTGCTTACAGCCATAGGTAAGATTAGAAATATAGTTAAGATAGATGGTAAAGCATTTAACCCACAGAAATCTGATTTTGTATACCAAAGGGTAAATTTAGATAGTCAGATCCTGGCCTTTGATGATGTTAAAAAGAACTTTGATTTTGAGCAGCTATTCTCACTAATCTCAGAAGGGATTACAGTAAACAGAAAAAATAAGGATGAGATCTTTATCCCATTTGAACGCTCCCCTAAGATTGTTATTACTACCAACTATGTGATAAGTGGTGCAGGTGGTAGCCATGACAGGAGAAGGCATGAGATAGAGTTTAATCAGTACTTTAATGCACAGCGAAACCCACTAGATGAGTACGGTAGGTTATTATTTGACAGCTGGAGTGTGGTAGATTGGTTAGTATTTGATAATTACATGATCAGTAACCTGCAAAAATTTCTATCAATGGGCTTAGTTAAAGCTGTAGCTATCAATGCAGATCATAAGAGATTTATCTCAGCTACTAACAAAGAGTTTTATGATTACGCTATTGAGGGTAACATCACTTTAGATGTGGTGCACTATAACAATACATCCATTCAGGACTTTCAGACTTACACAGGTGGATGGCAGGATCTAAATGCACAAAAGTATCTTAAGATGGTTAATGAGTACTGCAAGTTTAAAGGATATGCATTTGATAAAGGTAGAAGTGCTAGTGGTAGATGGTTTAAAATTAATAAGATATGATACAGATTGGAGATACAATACATGATATTGAGGATGGTGACTGTTATTTTGAAGGTGTAGTTTCTGAATTGATTAATGATAAAGTAACTAAATACATACTAACTAAAATAATTTGGAGTGGAGAGATTGATAATGATGATGAGAGATTAAATACAGAAATAGATACACAATGGTGGTATATTAATAAAATTTAACTATGAACAAAGACAACAAACAAAGACTAAAGGATCTAGAAATTAAGTACATGTCCTACAGGTACCCATCAGCACCAGGGCACATCATACCACTAACTAAGTACAGTGATGCTACAGCTAATGGCTTAACTAAATGTATCAAAGACTTCCTAAACTACTCACAGCACCAAGCTGAAAGAATTAATACAATGGGAGTATTCAGGCAAAGCTATAGAACTGATGGAAGTAAGACTGCAGGGCAGTGGACTAAGGGTACAGGTACTCCAGGATCTGCAGATATTTCTGCTACTATTTATGGGAGATCTGTAAAGATAGAAGTAAAGATTGGTAAGGATAAGCAGTCAGTGGTGCAGAAGGAATACCAACAGATGATAGAAGCTGCAGGAGGTATCTATATTATCAGTAAGACCTTTGATGATTTCGTGCAGTGGTATGATGATTTTTGCCTGGACAAATAGATAAAGGATAAGGGGTAAAAGTTGCCACATTACTTAAAAAGAAATGATATAACTAGCCAAAACTATAAATTTTAACCACTTTTGGCGAAGTATAAATGTGCAGTAAGTATGAAATATAGGTATTAATAGCAAAACAAAACTATAAAACAGCGTAAAGTATGAAATATAGGTATTAATCACCACAATTAACTAAAAATCGCACTAAAATATAATTAACGTATAACCTTAAAATATAGAAATGATATGAAACAAACAGCAGTAGAATGGTTGGTTGAGCAGATACTAACTGAAGTACAAAATTATGAAGATGGCGACATTGAAAATGAATGGGAAGAGCCATTTAAGCACGAGTATGTAAATAAATATATTGGTATGGTTGATTTGAGCGAATTTGTTATTAAAGCCAAAGAGATGGAGAAAGAGCAGATAATAGATTTTGGGTATGATATAGCAGATGAATTAGCTTGTGGTGTTTATAGAGATAAAAAAGATATGAAAGAAAGATATAATGAATATTTAACCTTTAAACAACAAGACAAATGAAAGCAACACTAGAATATAATTTACCTGAAGATCAGGAGGAGTTCAACCACGCTACCAATGGCTTTAACTATTACATGGCACTTGTAGAGATGGATGAGTGGTTACGATCTGAGTATAAGTACAATGGTAAAGAGGAGATGTGGGAGGTAAGGGAGAAGCTAAGAGAAATAATTTCAGAAAATAATGTGAAAATAGAATAATAAGTAGTATATTTGTAAATAATTAACAACTAACCAATGGAAAAAACAACTACAAAGGCTGTAAAGCCTCAGGAGGTTGAGCAGCAGCCTGCTCCCTTCTATGTTCGCCTTCACAAGGCAAAACAACTAATCGGTAAAGTACATAAGAATGCTACTAACCCCCACTTTAAAAAGTCTTATGCTGATATCAATAGTATCCTAGAAGCTGTTGAGCCTATCTTATTACAGCATGATCTACTTTTGCTACAGCCTATAGATGGTGGTAGTGTTTGTACTCAGCTAGTATGTATTTATACAGGCTTTTCTATCAGTAGCTGTATGGCACTGGACTTAAATCTAGATGCTCAGAAGCAGGGCTCACAGATATCCTATTTCAGGAGGTACACTATTCAGAGCTTACTAACTTTGCAAGCCACAGATGATGATGGGCATGTAGCTTCTACTGCGAAGCCTAAGATAGATGCAAAGAGATTTGCTGAAGCTGTTAAGACTATAGCAGATGGTAAATTCACCATAGAGAAGTTAAAGGATAGCTTTGACCTTACAGAAACGCAAGAAAAAGCCTTACTATTAATACCTATGATATGAAAATTAGATGCTCAGCAATAGGTAAGATAATGACTTCACCCAAAACTAAAGGGGAGGTACTATCACAAACAACAAAGACGTATATCCAGGGCTTAGCCCTGGCACACGTTTATGGTATCAGAAAAGAGTTTACTAGTAAGTACACTGACAAGGGCAATGAGTGTGAGGATATGTGCCTTAGCTTTGTAATGGATGTAATTGATAAAGGCTTCTTATTTAAAAATGAGGAGCACTTCACTAATGAATGGCTTACAGGTACTCCCGATGTAATTACAGATCAGGTGCTATTGGATGTGAAAAACTCATGGAGTGGAAGCACTTTCCCATGGTTTGATACTGAGTGCCCTAATAAAGATTACTACTATCAATTACAGGGCTATATGTTTTTATGTGATAAGCAGGAAGCACTGTTATGTTATTGCCTAACCAATACACCACATGCCATAGTAGAGCAGGAGGTAAAGAGTGCTCACTACAAGTTAGGGCTAATGGAGGAGAGTTTAGATCTTAGAGACCAGGTGCAGAAGCAACACAGCTTTGACCATATCCCTGATGCTAAAAGAGTAAAGACCTTTGTTATCAAACGTGATGATGAGGTGATAGAACAGATAAAGGTGAGGGTAGAACAATGTAGAGAATATTTTAACCAATTAATAACACAGTTATGAGATCAAGAGAAGATTTTAAAGAGGATGCTATCCTATTAGCCATGCAGGCACTTATAACAAACGGTGCAGGCGTATCAGCTAAGTATATAGCCAAAGAGGCCATTAAGTATGCAGAAGAGCTTACATGCAGGATATATGGTGAAGAGTTACCTATCATTAAAGAGAGAAGGTTATGATTATCCTAATATCAATACTACTAGCCCCTGCGATAGTGTGGGGGTGGTGGTGCACTATAATGTATTTATTAACAATTTTAAACAATAAGTAACAATGGAAACAAAGAATAACACAGGAGCTATCTTTAAAAATGATAAAAAGACAAGCGAAACTCACCCGGACTACAAAGGGAAGGTAAATGTAAACGGCAAAGATATGGAGGTAGCACTATGGTTAAAAGAAAGTAAGACAGGCATGAAGTACTTTAGTGCTACTTTTCAAGAGCCTTATGTTAAGCCAGCAGTACTATCACCACCTGCAGAACCGTTCAAGTTAGAAGATGATGATTTGCCATTCTAAATAAAATTACTATATTTGAGCTATGATATTACTAGCTCTTATCCCTTTAGCGTGGTGGTTTGTTAATTTTGAGCCTTTACAGGCATTAATAGATTATCTATTCAAGTATAAACCACATAGCACAATAGCCATACATATACACTCTGCACTAGGATGTATTAAATGTGTGGCTTTTTGGCTTACTTTACTTTTTACCTTTGATTTTATCCTGGCTTGTCAGGCTGCACTGCTTGCTTTTATACTAGACGAATGTTTGAACAAACTGAGATAGATCTTATAGCTGAAATAGAGCTGTTACCTGAGAACATTAGGTACTCTAAGCACTCATGTGTGGCTTTATTAAAGATTAGAATTAAGTATGATGGGGTGCAACCTAGAGAGTGCTTCTGTGCATCTGTTAGGAGAAGGATATGGTACAAGGATTTTATGATATGGTATGAAAAGGCTCTTAGACAACTACATTAGTAGGGCATACCCTGAGGTGAGAGCTTATACGGCTTACTTTCTATCTAAGATGGGGAGCTACATAGACGCTGATACAGTCATTAATAACAGTTACATCCATGTACTTACTATAAATGATTACACAGCAGATGAGGATAAGGTAAAGGGATACCTGCTGAACACAATTAAGTATCAGATCCTTTGGAGTACATCTAAAAGCCACAAAGATGATAGAGTAACAGCTATAATAGATAACACTCCTGATAGAATAGAGGATGATGAGCTAGCAGATAAGATAAGGGAGGATAAGATGTACTCTTTTAACAAGGGATTAATAGAAATCTATAGATCAGAGATAGTGGACCAGGTGCAAAGGATAGTATTTGAGGCATATATTGATAAAGGGTACATAACTTCCCGGGCACTGGCTACCTATTTTGGTATTACTCACACCTCAGCTTACTACCTGATAAAAGAATTAAAACAAAATCTAAACAAATTACAATATAGGTATGAAGTGGAGCCATGTTATTAGTATCTTTAGCCTATTAATTGCTTTGAGCTGCGGCTTAGCTTTGTTCACCCTAGATTATGTGTGGGCTAGTAGGGCAGCAGGATTATGGATAGCATTTTATTACACATTTTTAATTATAACCGAATATGAAAACAAAAACTGAACACCTAGGAAAGTATATTACTATGTATAATGGTAATTTTGAGACCAGCTTTACAGTAACAGAAGAGACTGCTAAGGATCATGTATATTACACCTCTAAAGGATTAGGCTATCTATTTGAAGAGAGTACTCCTAAGGCAAAGTATAAAGGGGTAGAGAATGAAGAGAAAAAAGAGAAAGATGCCGAGGCCTAAACTTATAGAAACTCCTGAGAAGTTAATGGAGATATTTGAGGAGTACAAAGCATATTGTGCTGCTAACCCTAGGACTAAATGGGTGCTATCTCAAAAGACTGCAGAAATGGTAGCAGAGCCATTAAGAGTACCTTTGACTAATGAGGGCTTTGAGATATTCTGCTATAATAACTACAGTGATGTGCACCATTATTTTGATAACACTGATGGTAGATATTCTGAATATAGGACAATCTGTACGCACATAAAGAAAGAGATCCGTAACGATCAAATTACAGGAGGGATGGTAGGACAATTTAACCCCTCCATAACTCAGAGACTAAATGCACTGAAAGAACATACAGATGTAACCAGTGGTGATGAGAAGATATCTGCTATAACTGTTACTATAGTTAAGTAGTATAATAATAATAACAACTATATAGTATCTAACTAGGTACTAGCTTTGCTATGGATATAAAAGCGACTGCCATCTTTGAGAAGAACTATGAGGCCATCTTAAGTGATAAGAGATTTATCATTAATGAGGGTGGTAGTAGAAGCTCTAAGACTTACAGCCTGTGCCAGCTCATGATCATCTACTGCCTGCAGAATAACAATAAGGTGGTGTCAGTGATACGCAAGACCTTCCCTGCCCTACGTGCTACAGTGCTCAGGGACTTCATAGAGATCCTTAAAGAGATAGGCCTGTACAAGCAAGAGAGCCACAATAAGAGTGAGCACATCTACACCTTTGCCAATGGATCTATGGTAGAGTTTTTCTCTGTGGATGATGAGCAGAAGATAAGGGGTAGGAAGAGGGATATAGCCTGGTGCAATGAAGCTAATGAGCTGTACTTTGATGACTTCACTCAGCTTAACATGAGAACAGAAGATAAGCTAATCTTTGACTACAACCCATCTGATAGTGTATCGTGGCTGTATGAGCTCCCTGCTGAGGAGAGCACGCTGATAAAGTCTACCTACAAAGATAACCCCTTCCTACCTGATAGCATCAAGGCACAGATAGAGGATCTAGCTAGAACAGATGAGGCACTGTATCAGATCTATGCTCTAGGTGAGAAGGCAACAAGCAAGAGTAACATCTACAGCAACTGGTCCTTTGTAGCTCATAGGCCTGCTAGGTTTGTCAAGTACGTGTATGGCTTAGACTTTGGTTACAATCACCCCACAGCTCTGATGAGGGTATACTACTGTGATAATGATATCTACATAGAGCCTGTGATATATGAGAGCTACCTGACCACTACTATGCTCATAGAGAAGTTAGGCACCCTAGGGATAGAACAGAC